AGGGGTTCGAAGCCTCTCGCGGTCACTAAGTGTAACACTCTTCCACTCAATGTGTTACAGCTATTTTAAGGCTAAAATTTCGTTTGTAATTTCACCAAAACGGCAAGGTAAACGGCAAGGTAAAAATTACAAACAAAATGGCAACAAAAACATTTCAAGGGTGTAGCTATACCGATTTATGGGTATCCCCAGCCAATTGGCAAAAAGCTACTAAAAAGGATTTAGACAAAGATTGGTATGTACAATGCACTTTCTTTGATCCTCGTCATGAAAAGAAATATCCCCAAGGCTTTCCTTTTCGAAAGAGGGCTAACAAGCCCCAAACAATAGAGGAGCGTAAGGCGCTTGTTTCTTTCTTTCTCAAAAGTATTCCCCAACAATTCAATGATGGGTACAATCCTATTACCAAGAAGTACATGAATGTCCAAAATGAGGGGCTATATCCTAATTTGCTCTTTATTGAAGCGTTCAGGCGTGCATTGGAAATGAAGAGGAATGCAAATAATAAGCGACATTTGTACGATATACAATGTGCTATTAACAGACTGGAAAAAGCCAGTGAAGCCCTTAGCATGCAATATATTAAGGTAAAAGACCTGCGCCGTGTGGATCTTAAGCGTATGCTTGATTATCTACAACTTCCTGATAAGTATTATAATAAGTTCGTGATTTATTTCTCAAGTCTCTATCGAGAACTGATAGAATACGAGTGCTGCGAGACTAATATCACTAGGGATATTTACCCTAAAAAGACTTTTAAGGAACCACGCCTTGTGCTTGAGAAAAATGAATTGGATAGGGTAAGGGAGTACTTGGAGGAGACACACCCCGATTTTTATCGTTATATGATGATCTTCCTCTACTCAGGAGCGCGTAACACAGAGCTTTTTAGATTACAACGCAAAGATGTAGATTTGGATAAGCAGGAGTTTGTCATACTACTTGAAAAAGGCGGACAGTATAAACGATGTACTAAGGTGATACTTAGCCCTGCATTGGAATATTGGCATGAAGTATGTGAGGAGTGCCAAAGCCCCGATGATTATCTCTTTGCCTTGAACTTTGTACCTAATAAAGAAATGGGACATTCGGAGATTGTTACTAAGTTTTGGAAAAAGAATGTAAAAGACAAACTTGGTATTGAAGCTGATTTTTACGCCCTCAAGCACTATATGCTTGATAACTTAGATAGTGATACCGCTATGTTATTGGCTTCCCATACTAATAAGAATACCACAGCTATCTATCAGGTCAATAAAGCCAAAAAGGATAGGGAAATGCTTAAACAGCTGAAAATAGATATATAGAAAAAGCCCCAATTAAGGGGCTTTTATTATGGCTTTAATTTAATGCCTGTCTATTTCTGATAGAACGCAGCTGGGTACTTTTTAGATAGCTTATTTTTTACAATACGAGCGATAGCGTGTCTTGTTCCTGAATATCTATAAAAAGCATTAGAGAATCCTTTAACCCATTCTGTGCTAAAAACTTCTTTTTTATTTTCTAAATAAACTAGAGTTATTTTGGCTTTTCGAGCGTCTGCAAATCCTTTTATTACGGATAAGTTCATTGAAAAATCAGCTTCATCTACAGAATCAACAACCATGCAGCTTGTCTCGTCTTTTAAATATTCTTTCAACATCTCCTTAGCATCAGCACCATTTACGTTTTCTTCATTTTCAGTAGGAATAAATTCTAAAAAAATCCTTGAACCTTTAATTAAATTAGGTTCTTCTTGTCGTTTAAAATAATTAGTATAGTTCTCTACCATTCCACTCTGATAAACAATCTTGTGAACGTTTTTTTTAGAGGTTGAGTATAAAGCTCCTTCTATATTTTCCCATTTTTTATACTTAATATCAGTATCATTAACTTCTATTATTTTAGCTAAGATACTATCTTTTGAAATAGTATAAATAATATCCTGAGCATTTATTTTTAGACAGATACACGAGAATGCTGTAAAAATTATAATCTTTTTCATTTGAATGAAAGTTATTTATTTCTCCCGCAAAGATACGTTTTTTTCTCAAAATAGGTTTATGTTCTCATTTTAATTCCTTTTGTCTCTATATTTCCGAGAATGGTTTTTACCCCTGCAAGGTCTATTTCCATTTTGTTTAACTTGTAGGTATTAGCTTCGATCCCTGCAAGATGTTTTAACTGTTGAGCAAACGAAACCTTCATAAACTCATGCGTTTCGGTAAATTCTTTAACGCTTTGCAACATCGCATTCTTCATCTCTGCACTTAGTTGGGTTTGTAATCTAAATTGTCCATTAAGTTCATCAGCGCTATCTTGACTCATTCTTGCAAAGCCTTTCTCCACTGCTTGGCGTTGCGCGTTATCTTGTAGGATATTGAATCCTTCTGCTTTTGCGCTATCTCTGGCTTGTGTAAGGGCTTCATAATACTGCTTTGTTTTTGCTCCTGCTTCACGATAGAAACGCCCAAAATCATCTACCCAATTCCCATCTCCACCCACATCTTTTGATTTTTGCATCTCATCTTCTAACTTCTTGAATGTATCTTTGAATATAGATTGAAAGATAAGGGAGGATACCATATTTTCAACTACCTTATCCATAGTTTCTCCCATTTTAACGATAGCATCTTCACCCGCTTTAAAGGCTTCAACCAGTGAATTTTGGATATTAGGAGCTAAATTACCTGCAAACTCTGTTACTATTTCTTTGATTTTGGTACGTGATTTTTCAAGCTCATTCTCTAAATCAATATATTGCTGTAACATTAGTTTAGTTTCCTCATTAACAAGTCCGCTGTTTTTAACGTTTTCAGCTTGTAACTTATTGATTTTCCAAACACCATTAGCAGATTGTTCTAACAACTTGGGGTATGTTTGTAGAAGATTGCCAAAAACATCTTGCGGTTTTTTAGAACCAAATATACCTCCTACAAGTCCTACAAGTGCCCCTACAGCTGCTCCTATAGGCCCTCCTATCATAGCTCCTGCAACAGCACCTCCTGCTGTTGTTCCTGCAACTCCCCCCCAGTCAGTACGATTTTCAGTACCTATTTTTACTTGTCCTCGTCGTCGTATTTGTTCCAATTGTTCGCTTTGCACCTTCCCTACTTGTCTAATTGTATCAAATTCGTGTTTTAGTTGCTCAGTTCTGTCCTTTAATAAGAAACTACTATCTAAGTCTTTCTGAATACGTTTTTGCTCAATTAAGGCTAAGTTATAGGCGTTTTGATATCCAATAACAGATGTGTAATATCGCTCCTCTGCCTCTTTTCGTTGTCTCGCTGAATCAGCAATGGAAGATATAAGATTTGAAGCAAAACCCGCTACAGCACCTACTTTGTCAGCTGATGAAATATTTCCATTTTTGTACTTATTCATCACTTCCATTAACCCTGTAAACTGACCCGCTATATTACTAATAGCTGCTCCTAAAGAACTTAAAGATGAATTACCTGTACTGCTTCCTAATTCCGAAAACGCTTTTGACAACTCTCTAACAGCTTGCGAATATTGATTGATTTCAGATAGTTTTTTTTGGGAAAACATACGCTCTGTATCTTTTATTCTTGCGTTGATACTTTTGCGCATTTCATCACTCATATTTGTTATTAAGAGTAATTTTTTTGCTTCCTTTATAGCTTCTTCTATCTCTTTATTAGACAACTCTCTTAAATCTTCGAAAAGTTTTTTATAGTTGTCTTTTTTAGAGACAAAAGCATCGTCTAATTCGTTTAACTCGTTAGCTTGTTGTTTTTTTAACTCTTCTAATTGTTCATCAGATAATGTTTTACTAAGCTCTTTTAGCTCTTTTTCATGTTTTTGAACAAGAGTTTTACGTTTTTCGGAATACGTTTGGTACTTCTCCAATAGCTCCTTATATACCTGCTCTTGTTGATAGAGCATATAATCATGATTGGAGGCTAACAGTTGTTGCTCCTCTGTTTGTAACTTGGCTCTGTGGGCATTGATTTCTGGGGTGTCTTCATTAAAGGCTTGTCCTCTTTTCCACTTACCTTCTGCTTCTGCTTGTGCTTTCTGCTGCTCGATAAAAGCTGCCATTTGGTCTTCGGTACGACGGCGTATTTCCTCTTCTTGCCTATCATAATCAAGCTGAATGATAGCAAGGCGTTTCTTTGCTCCATCCTCCATGATGTTGATACGATCCTGCTCTTTCTGAAAAAGAAAATCCTGCTCTCTTCGAGCTTCTTCACGAGCTACTTTTTCGTAGTCAAAAGTAGGGAGTTCGGATTTGGTTTTGGCTTTAGAAGTCTCTTTTTTAACACCAAACTTACTTTCAAGTATTTTACTAACTTCATCGTGCCTTTTTTGCCAACTGTCTATCTGAGCAAGTTCATTGTCGTCTTTTTTAGTTTTACCCTGTAAGTTATTTATTTTTACTTGTAACTCACGTTGCTCTTTAAGGAGTTCGTTTTTATCATGTATCTGTTTCTTTTCTTGCTGTTTGAGTTTGATTTGTCTCTCTGTCGCTTCATTATACATTCCCAACTCTTCCCAATCATATTTTAAATAAGGGTTGTTACTGTCTATTTTAGACACGGAAAGGTTGCTAATGGATTCTTTTGCTTGCTTTTTCCTCAAGTTGTAAGCCTCAGTAATCAATTTCTTTTCAGCTTGTATTTGGTCAAGGCTTTTACCTGATAGACTGCTTTCGTAATTAGCTACATCATTCTTAACAACAACTTTTAGCTGTTTTTTCCTAAGGATTTTATCTGCTTCTATGGACCTTTTAATGTCATTAATATCCATTTGAAGAGCCACTCTATGGTCTCTGCTTGCAGTAGTTTTCATCTCAGCTTTTAGTCTCTCAATCTGAGCTTCTTTTTGCTTGATAGTGTCTTCGGTATTTTTTACTGCATCCCTTGACAATCCCTCATTCATCGTTTCGTAACGCCCATTAAGCTCCTTAAGAACTTGTGACATCTCACGCAATACCTGATTAAGAGAAGTATATTTATCAAGTACCCCGTTCGTTGTCTTTTGTAGCTCTAAAAACGCTTTATTCCTCTCATTCCATGATTTGGTTTCGTCCTGAATAGTCGCAATCAACTTATTAATTCTGTTTCTCTCCTCGTCTATCTTGTTAGCTTGCTCCTCTCTCAGTTCGTTGTGTCTTTTAGTAGCTTCGGTATCAGCATCAGTCGCTTCTCTCAAAAACACATAGGCACTTATCAACCCCATTACAGCAGTAGTAACCAATACATAAGGATTGGAAAGCATAGTTGCATTAAGGAGTTTTTGAGCTTTCTCTAATAACAAAAGCCCTCTATATTGTGCGAGTTGAGCAATAGTCCAGCCTTTTGTAATCTCAGCATTAACAGCAACAATAGCACTATTTACAAGAATAGCCGTCTTATACGCCCCATAAGTAGCTATAAGCCCCGCTATTACCTTACCCAAGGTTTGGTAATTCTCCACCAAGAACGATACACTTGAGATAGCCCCCGAAGCAATTCCCTCGGTAGCCTTACCTATCTCGTTGAGTACATTAGCAAAGTTATCTTCCAAGTTGGACAGCTGACCGCTTAGAGTCTTGCTCTGCTCTGCCATTAGGTTATAGAATAACCCGCCCTCGTCAGTCATACCTTTGATAACGGCTTGTACTTCAGAAAAGCCTATCTTTCCTGCTGAAACCATGTCTTTTATCTCGGTTTCGCTTTTGCCCACGACCTTACTCAATTCAGCAATGATAGGAATACCTGCATTCATGAACTGGTATATGTCATTCGTCATTAACTTTCCTTGCGCTTTGACTTGCCCATATACGTGAATGAGTTGTCCCATAGGTACGCCTAATCCAGCAGCGACATCACCCATACGCCTAAGCGTTTCCGTTACCTCTTGGGCAGGAACTTGAAAAGCAAGTAAGCGCTTAGCCCCTTCAGATACTTCTTGTAGTCCGAAAGGGGTTTTAGCTGCCAAATCAGTCATTTGTGCCATTAAGGCATTGGCTTTCTCTTTGCTCTTTAGCATGGTGCCAAAGGCAATCTCAAGCTGTTGGAACTGGGAGCGGACGGCTATAATCTTTTGTGTAAATTCATAGGCTTTTGAGATGGTGAAGAATGCCATTGCCCCTTTGGCGAGGTTATTAATAGACTGCTGGAGCTTGTCTGTCTCTTTTTGGGAGCTTTTCATGGAGTCATTGAGCATTTTCTCCATTTCTTTTACGCCTTCTTCTAATTTCTCAAGGCGCAAGCGGGCTTCAAAGTCTATACTTCCGTTATCGTTGTTCATAATAATCTGTGTTTTAAAATGTAAAAAAACGCCCCATTGCTGAGGCGTTGCACGCTAATCAGCGTTTGAACCTAATAAATATAAATATTAACAATCCTAATAGTAATGTGCTTGCTATAAGCCACCAAGGTAGGGCGCTAACTTGTTTTTGTGATTTTGTGGTTTGCCGTTGTTCCTGTACAATGGTGGCTTGTTGCCGGCTTGTGGTAGTGCTTTCTTGGGTAATAGTATCCTCTTGGGTAAGGGCTTGGTTGTTGTTTTGATTTATATGTATGGTTGCCTTACCCCCTCTTATAACGAGGGCTTCATTTGGGCCGTCTCTCATACGAGTAAAATAGAGATCTTTAGAATTACCCATTTCGTCTTTGTCACTCTCAAGGGTGATTTCATAGGATTGGGATTGCTGAAGCTCAAAAGTAGTGACCTTTTGGGACTTTTCTATGTGCGTAGCGCTGTCTTTTACCTCCTTTCTTTCGCTCCGCTGCTCTTCTCTGTGCTCGGTTCGGCTTGATTTCTTGCTCCTGCAACCGAAAAGAAGTATAAGGGCTAATAGTAAACTCAAAAACTTTCTCATACATTATTTTGACTTTTTTTGATTGATTTTTCAAGCCACATAAGACCCTCTTCCAACTTCGTAATAACAAGGGATAGTTCTCTTGTACGTGGCAATTGTTCTACTTTAACGAGTAGGCTTTCATACTCCTTTTTTAGTTCTTTTACTTCTGTCATAATGATTTATTTTACTTTTTCAATTTCTTTAATTAGTTTTTTAAGGCTATCAGCATAGTTTGGAGCAGTGGCATAGCCTGCCTTTGCTACTTCCTCGGCAAACTTGTAAGGGTCAGCTTTGACATCTAACGCCTTGGCGTATCGTTTGTTCCTGAAAAAGAAATTAGCGTGGTCAGTGAAACACTCCTCAGGGGTATCGTATTTCATAAACCAATCTTTAACTTCATACTTGTATTTTCCGTCTGTACGTTTGGTGATACTAATCACTTCAGGGAATTTGCTCTTTTCATTGGGAGAGGTGAGTACCTCTGTAGTATTTAGGAGTTGCTTTTTCTCCTTGGGAGTGCTACTAATAAAGCTCTTAGGTACTTTTATACCAAAGAAATTATTCCCTACAGGACTTTTCCCCCAACCTGTCTCCAAAGCTGCCTGAGCGAGGATAAAAAGATGAGAAATGCCTGTCTTACGCTCTGTTTCCAATGCGTATGGCTTGTAGGTTTTGATAAAATTAATCTGTGTTTGGTTCATGGTCTTCTGTTTTAGGCTCGTTTGTTTTTGTTCCGTTTATTTCATCAAAGAAATCTTTCAATTTGCCCTCCCTTTCATAGTTATATAAGGCTTTCATAACGAATTGAGGAGGAAACTTCCCATTTGTAAGGATAAATGCGTTCTTTAGGATTTTACTGACTGGATATAGTAATGTGGTGAGTTGTACTACGCTTTTAAATATCTTACCCATTTCAGATTCATCAAGAGGAATATTAAGCAAGGATAAGGAAATATATACAGCAACTATAATAAATACCATTTCTGTATTCTTGACAAGAAATTCCTTGATGTCAAACGTTCCTGTCTTAAAATGATATACCCCCCCTACCAAAGCATTCAGTAATAATGCTGTACATATACCTGCGTAAAAGAACTCGTTTTTATCTTTCCACATAGAGAAATACGAGTACAGCATCAACAAGGGAATGCTTTTAAAAAAGGCAATGAAGAAGTAATACACCCTATCTCTGAAGTGTATCTTATCGTCAAAGTAAAAAAGTAGTACTATAGGAGTTGCCCATATAGCTATTTTTGTTTTGGCTTTTAAAAACCATTTAAAAAATTTGTCCATTTAAGATTGATTGATTAGTTTGTCTAATTCCTCGTTGTAGTCAGGGCTTTTATCAGTTATCACATTGTTTTTGTCCTTGTTATCATTGGAACTTTCAGGGTTTATACTGTTGTACAAGAGCAAATTAGCATAGGATATTTCATACAAAGCCTCATAGACACCTACATTGGGATATTGTTTCAAAAACCCTCCGACTATCGCCCAGAGGCTGTCATTTCGCTCACTTTCCTTGTCGGTTTTAGCAGATTTGCTTCGTTTAGGAAAGTGATAAGCATAAAAAAATCGGTAGTCTGCATTTTCCCGAGTAGTTGGATGAATAATATCCCTACTTCTTGAATGCTCATTTGGTAGAAGATCTTATCAGTGAGCCGTTTTATTTGGCGTTCTTTGGGGTTCAGCCACTCCTTAAGCCATTGCCAAAAGGTTGGCTTTGGGTGTGATGCTCCAAGTATCATCAAAGCTAAGGCGCGGGCAACATGCTTACCATAAGGGGCTTTTTGAAAGGATTCTCCTATGGTCTTTTCTCTATTGATTTCCTCCATGGGTATATGGGCTATCTCTTGAGATACGAGTATCAGCGTGCCGAGTGTGGGTTGTGGTACTTGGTACTTTGTCCCTGCTATGGTTACCTCTTCGGCTTGTTGCAATAGGGTTTGTGCTGTTTTTTGTTGAATATTGTCCATCTTTTTAGTGATTAACGATTAATGATTAGTGGTTAGCCACTTGTCACTAACCACTAATCAATGAATTAATTGTACTGCTTGAGCATTTTCCCTGTCTTTGGTTTCAGAGCGGTAAAGGTGTATTTTATCTTACCTCCGTTCTCACTATCCCAAGTCCTTACTACAGACACGCTGGCGCGGTCTATGATAAAGCCTTTGGCACTGGTGTTTTCAGGGGTAAGGCGTACCGCGTACTGGTCGAGGACAATCCCGTCGTTGTCGGGAATAGGAGCGGTTAGGTCGTCCGTCTCATAGATTTCAAATTCCAGCTTGTATTTGCTGACATTCTTACGGGTAGCGATCACCTCGCCGCCCTCTACTTTGGCTTCCTTGCTCTCACCTTCTTCAGTTTCCAATTTGGTAGTGTTTTCCACTGGGGTAGGGAAAGCCTTCCAAGTAGGTGTACTGGGCAAGTCGCCGTTTTCCAATTTTACATATTCTATTCCTGGTTTTCCCCAGCTTAAAATGTTTGCCATGTTCTAAGTGTTTTAATAGTTACTAAATCTTTTGTATCTGAGGACGACATTAACCAAGGTTTGATTATCGTCTTCCTCAAAGTTATGAATGGTTTGTTCCTGATAAAAGCGATATTCATCAGTGATACGAGTTACTAAGCCACAGATAAAGGCTTCTATCTCCAAAATACGAGCAATATTTTTTATTTTTTTCTGTACTCCTGCGTTGATTTTAGGTACATAGAAGTTAATATTTACCTTGCCCTCTTGTATATCCTTATCAAGGCCAGTAAGAAAGCCTATGACACAATCCTCCTCAAAAGAGTTGTGTGGGCGGGTGCCTTGCAAATACACTCCTCCACGGACAAAAGCGCCTATCTCGGTTTGGAAAGTGTCAAAGACATCCTTTTCTATCTGTGTGCCTCCTTTTTTCATGATCCATAGAGTTGTTTTAAGATGTTTTCAGCCATAAGCTCGGCACTGGAAAGCACATTATAGCCTTTTGCTTCTACATAGGCAGCGTAATTCTTTCCTGCCACCACAATCAGCACCAAGCCTTTGGGATATTTGACTTTGATTTTCTCAATCTGTTCTTGGTTATGCTTGTTTATATTCCCTTGAGACTGTACCACGCCGTCCAATAGCACCACATAGCCTACAGAGCTTCTAAGGTTACCCGTCCTATCGGTATAGGAGCCATTGTCTCTAGCTTCCGTGATACAATGTTCGCCTACCTCTATGAATTTTTGAGTGGCAGCCTTGATGTACCGCTCCTTGATTTTGTCAAAGGCAATGTTTAGCTTTCCTTCTATCATTATACCATGATTTTAGTTCGTCCTACCAAATGGGCATGCTCTATGCTTTGTACTTCAAATTCGCCTAATTGCTCTCCTTTGTCGCTTATAAGCCGTACCCTTTTAGTATTGAAAATATGCAACCCATAGTCAAACCATACTGTATAGCTGCTTTGGGTAAAGGTGCTATCCTTGAAAGTCCCCCGCTGATTGTAGGTATTGGCTACAATATGACAAGGAATAGGATCCCCCCATTGAAGGGTAGCCTCTTGAGGAATACCCCCTACCAAGCCGCCGCCTGTGGTGGTCTGTACCTGCAATGTGCCATTGTCTAATATCATCGGAATATGACTTTAGGTTTCTTACTCAGTTCGTCCTTGAGACCTAACCGCTTACACTCATTACTGTAGAAAGCAATTATATCGTCTTTGCTTGCTCTTGCGAGGCTGGTTCCTCCTTCTGATATAGAACTGGGACGTAAGAGGATTTGTGGAATAAAGCGGATAAAGGCTATATACAAGTTTCTTTGCTCCTCTGCGGTGGCTTCACCTGACAAATCAGCAATATCTAAGTCTAAAAGGTCAGCCTCAGTGAGAGAAAGCCCCAATGAGGCAAACCTTTGACGGAAATAGTCCTTTTTTGTCATATTAACCCATGTTAGATGTGTTAATAACAACCATACTCTGAGGAGCAGCAAAGCTCGGCATCCACTCACAACCATACTCGATAAAACGACCTTCTTCAGTACGCTGTGTGGTGATGTAGTGTCCGCCTTCCAATACGGTATATGTTTTGTTAGGCACACGGTCAGTAAGCTCGTAAGGCTCGTGCCACATCATCTTTCCAAGTTTGGCAGTAGGAAGCAAGGCAATACGCTCATCAGCAAAGATGTTAGTCGTTGTGCCGTCCTCTTTCACTACATAATCCTCCACGATACGAATAGGCGGCAATCCTATACCAGTGAGTAATTGGTTTGCCATAGCCTCGGTGATAATACCTCCTGATACGCCAATTTGTGCGCTACCTAATACCATTTTGTAGGTGTCCTTGAACTCATTGGAGGCAATTACACGCTTGTTGAAGGTGGTACGTGTCATTTCCATAGCCGTAAAAACACCTACCTTGGTACGAGTTTCATTGACTATTTTCTGCAAATAGCTGATGAACTTGGTTTTCTCAGCGGAGGTTGGGTCAAACTTCATCACAGGCAATTCCATGTCAATAAGAGAGACCCCCTCCTTGTTGTCGTCTAACTTGACCTCTCCCTTACCTGTAGAAATGAGTTGTCCTACCAAATAATCCATACGCTTGTGAGGAGCCAGCGTACATTGACGAATATCGTCGGCTAAGAAGTTGATAATCTCGTTCATCACCGCAGCTTGTCCTGCTCCTGCTTGGTTGTATTTGTCTGTGAGCTGCTTGATGATACTAAGGCGCTCGTTGTCCAACTGAAATGAGTTCCCCAAGTCAGCCACCTCACCTGTGCCACTACCGAGGGTTCTGCGCTCACGGATAGGCTTGCCTGAGTTCTTGTCAATCACAGACCCCATTACCACTCCTGTAACGGTGCCGATGTAGGTTTTGAACAAGCGTGCTTTGGTCTCCTCAAAGTCCAAATAACGTTTCCATACCACCGTATCGGCAGTGGTCTGTATCACCCTATTAATCACCGCTCTGATGATTTGAGGGCTGTTAAAGAGTTTTTCTAAAGTTAAAATCATTGTTCTACTGGTTTTTAGATAAACATAAATCTTGCTCCAAGAGTTTCCTTATCCTTATCGGATACAGGTACATAGAGCTTGTTGGTTTGGATTTCATACGCCTGACCCAAAGCGGTAACAGTTGCCCCTGCTTCCTTCTTCACCCTTGCATAGTTAAGGAAATTAGCTGGGTTTTTAACCACCTTTCCTGCATTGGTTTTAGCCTCAAATAGGACATCGCCCGCTTTTACCCCATCAATGGTAGCTGACAAGGTAAGAGTGTCATAATTGGCATTGGTGGTGTCTATCGCTGTAATAGTGGCACCATTAGTGCCATCACCAAGGTGCATGTTTTCTTTCGCAAAGCTCCCTTTCTGTACCTTGAGTGTGGTAGCATTAATCGCTTCCACAGCCTTTACGGACTTAGAGACTTTGGCTGTGCGTGTCTTAAAATCTACCGCTAAGGGGGCTAAGACAGGGATATATTGTCCGTCATCTATATCGCTATCGTTAATATTGAACCCTCCTGCTAAGCGGTAGCCTGATTTTACGTTGTAGAGTTCTTTCTCTACCTCTTGACCCTTAAGGTCATACTTAATTCCTGCTGGCATCTTTTTTAATGATTAGTGGTTTGTCACTTGTTACTTGTCGTTAGTTTCTCGGTTTCTTGCTCAATGAGATTAGCAATAGCCTCCTCCTCTTTCTGTGGATCGTCAGGGGTATCAGGCGCTTTGGAGTAAGAAAATCCACGTGCTGAAAGCTCTTGCTCTTGCTTGCCAAAACCCTCTGTTACGGCGTTAGCTAAGGTTTCCACCGCAGAAGTATCAGCAAAATCACGCCCCACGAGCGAAGGAGAATAGTAGCTTTCTGGGATATTCTTTTCTTTCATCAGCCTTACGAATTGCTCCTTGAGGCTCTCGGCTGTTTTGCCTTTTTGGAACTCGGCAAAACTATTCTGCAAGGTATTGAGTTTCTCAATAATTGCATTCATTTCAGCATTGCCCTGATTGCCCATAGATGGAGTTGGAGTAGGTTCGTTGCTTTTCTCTGCTTTTGCCTTCCAATCGTCCGCTTCCTTCTTATACTTTTCGCTTTCAGCCTTGAAAGTATTGACCCGATTATCAGCATAAGATTGGAATAACTTAAGCATAGCCTCAGCCCCCGCAGTGGCAGGTTCTACTTGGCTTTCTTCTGTTACGTAAGCACTCAAGTTAGCCGCCACTCCCTCAAGCACTTGCCCACTCAACCCTAAGTTGTTATACTTAGTTTTGAGTAATTGTAGAATTTTTTCTTTGAACATAAAAAACGATATTATTATGTGCAAAGGTACGCAAGGGCTTGAAGATAAGATGTATATGAGTTTGTATATAATTTGTTCTTTTTTTGTATTTTTTTTGTTTTGCTTACTAAGGAATTTTTAACATTCATGTAAACTCAACGATCGTTTGGGTTTGAAAGGCGTTTTATATACTCTATACTTGTATAATGAAAAAGCCCCTATTAAGGGACTTTTGTTAAAATCTTTGCTATTTAGAAATATTGTTGTACCTTTGCCATACAAATAATGGCTTTAAAGTTTTGGGGTATCCCACCAAAAGAGGAGTGCGAAGCTATACGCAAGTGATAGATGTTAAGCTGGCCTCTTGCTTTAAATACTTTATTGAAAGAGAATGTTTGTATAAAAAACATTCTCTTTTTTTATAAGAACCCTTTTACAATTTTCTTATACCTATCACCTATTAAATCTTTTCTTTCTAATTCCTTGATTTTGTTATATTTATTAATAAGTGTTATGTTTCCTAAGTCCTTATTGTTCCTTTTTAAATATTCAATCGCTTGTACGAACAAATCCGTATTGCCATTTTCTAATTTTAATACAATAGTAGATATTTCTTTTATATAATCACTCTTACTAATTCCAATCTGCTCAAAGCCTTCATATAATTCTTTTTGTAGGGTGTTTATCTTTTTTGATTTTAGATACTTAAAATCAGCAATAACTAATTTATTTTTGAACTCCACAATAGCATCTGCACTGCTAATCTTATCATACTCAGGTAATAGAGCTACTGATTTTCCTTTCTCGTTAAGTGCTTTTGCTATTTCTAACGTGTTATTTAGGCTTTCTCCTTTATCTCTATGGAGGTCAAAGATAACAGTTTTAGCACCGTTTGTCTCGTGCTGAAAGACGAGTTTTGCTCTATTATCGTCTATGATTTCCTGTAGTAGTTTTTGCTTGTCTGCGTTGTGTTTTATCTTCTTCAAATGCTCAATAATCACAGGTGAGAAAGGTTCAAAGGCTACATAAGTACTCCTACTAAAAGGCTGTATTGCTTGTATAACCTTTTGGGAGATACCCTCACTTTGACCATCTACTCCCCATAGAAACATAGGCGTACTACTTGCGGTTGTGATTTTTTCCTCGTTCGAGGCTATCCAATTTGTCAACTTAGGGTTTAATATAAGCTCTTCCCCCTTTAGGTCCGCTTTGAAAATTGGGGTCATATAGCAACGACAATTAGGGTGATTACCTACCCATACAAAGCTCTTGGGATAGACCCCTTTCATCATGTCGCAAATCTCACAACCGTAGGGGTGTCGGCTCCGCTTGATTTCGTACCCTGCTATCATGTCCATAGAGTGCCAGCGCTCTATATCAGCCTTGCGATAGGCGATATTGATTTCAGTACGTGCAAGGCGCTCGGCATTCTTGTAGGCAGAGCGATACACCCCTTGCCCGCTGTGGTACTCCTTAGCTTTCTTAGATAGCTGTAATACTCCGTTTTTATCACGATAACGACGAAACAGACTATCAGGATTGCGCAAATACTTCTTAAGTGTGGAAGCTAATTCGTTGGCTGGTGTGCCCTCTGAAATAGCTATATCCAAAGCCATTTCTAACTCTGTTTTATACTGATTGGACAAGTTCCACACCCGAGCCGAGCGAAGGGCTTCTGTCTGTACATTCTTTTTCCTTAGTGGCTTAAAGGGTTCGTTTGCCCCTTGTATGCCATCGAATACCTCCTTGAACTTGTTATGAGAAATATTGTAGTGCTTATCTACATAGAAATTCATCTTTTGAGAAAAGGTATTTTGGAAGCGCTCAAAAAGGCTGTTTATCTTTTTATTAAGCACGGGATATAGAGCAAAGGTAAATAAATCACTTCCCTTGTTCAACGCCTGCATACCATAATACAGCACGGCCATTTTAAGCACCTCGTCCAATAACTGTAGGAGCTTGGATACATCTTTCTCTGTTTGGTTTTGGTGGTATTCGTTCCACTGTTCTAAGTCCATATTTTTTCAGTGATTAAGGGTTCGTTACTCGTCATTTGTCGTTAGTCACTAAACACATCTTTTCCTTTTTCTTTCTCTATTTGGGCGAGTTCTTCATCTATCTTGTCGGTGATACCTGCCAATATAATTCCCTCCTTGAGCGAGGCTACTCCTCCTTGTACGGCACTAACAGCATCAGCTATACGTTCGGTAAGGCTGTCTATCATATAAGGGACAATCTCTATATTGACTTGTAGCCGTTTAGCCACTGGGGCATACTTAGGGATAAGACTGCCAATGGCTGATAGGAGGAAGTTAATACGGCGCTGTAAAAACTCTTCTATGGTTTCGGCATGGTTGCTTACTGCCATGTGTGTCCCCATAAACATGAACTTAAAGGCCTTCCCACTCAAGGTATTGCCGAGACCCTGCAAGGCTTCAAAGGTGATTTGCGGGGTATTAGTAAGGGCATAACAACGAGAGGTGAGGTTATCAAACTCTAACTTAGCCATGTCAGGGGACTGCTGCCAAGTGAGATAGGATACTTGGGCATTGTTTTCAAGTTGGATTATCTCACTTGTCATTCCTTTATTACGTACGCCTACAACTTCACCCGAAGCAACCATTTTCGGATAGAAATTGTAGTCAAGGCAATCGGCAAAGTTGGATAGCAGTACTTCTAATCGATTGCGGAGGGTGCGTATCTTATCACACAATGGGCGTTCTCGCTTCATATAGATAACAGGGATCTTGGAAAATCCGTGTGGGTACTGCTCTATTTGGGTGCCATTGCTATAGATAGTTACATTTTGATTATCCACTACCATAAGACGAGTAGATTGTATGCCTTTGCTATCTGTTTTGTTGTACTCACGAGAGAAAGCAATCAAATCACCATACTCATCATAGTAAGGATAGAGTGTATCCCCACGGAAAGGCGACCAAATCATAGACTTAAGCCTATAGGTAGGGTTAGGATCGTCCTCTTTGGCAGGTTTTACATACCAATACTCAGCAACCTCACACTCTGCAAACCACGAACGCACCAAGCGCTTGTTGTCATAAGGGAGTTTGTTCTTTTGATGAATGCCGTCGAGCAATTCCATAAGCTCCTGTTCGGCAGCTTCGGTAGCGTTGGCTGTGATCTTAGGAGGTGTACCTACTGTAAATGCGGTATGTATATTGACGATGTCCTGCTCTAAGGGTAAAGCCATACGATTGACGTCCTCCCACCTAAATTGAGCGGGAGATTTGATAGTACCATCTTTGTTTTCTTCTTGTTCTTTGACGAGCACCCTTCGCTTGGGGCGTAATTCCTCATCAAAAACATCGTGCTGGGTATAATCCCAATCCTTGATAAGCGATTGTGTATCGGGGCGCTTAGCTGGGTATTTCTTGAGTTGGGTGATACGCTCGCTTTCAGGGAGGGCGTTTAGTTCTTGTAGTGTCATTGCTAATTAGCGGTTAGTTGTTAGTTATTAGTCGTTGGTTATTGTCTCAAAAACCACCATATACCCCTTATCTTGAGGTAGTCGAGGTTGCTTTGGTTGGCGTAGGCTTCCCTTTCAAAGATGATATTGCGGTAAGCCTTATCCCAATTGCGATAGCGTAAATATTTGAAAAGAAAATCAAGGAAATACCAGATACAGAAAGGGAGTACTAGTAGTTCCTTTTGTTGTCGCAAGTGGATACGTTCGTGATTGATAAGTACTTTATCGTACTTATCACTGGCATTACGAACGAAGATGAAAGGATATAGGGTAATTGCCCTATACCTTTTTGGCACGAGATACCTATTTACCCTTATCATTGGCTTTTGGTTTTTCAGTGCTTTCTCCTTTGATAATAGTCATAGAAGCCTCGTGAATGTGCTTGTATAACTCAATATCTGAGACTTGGAAATTGTTATTTTGCACATCAAAATTGTGCTCAGTTACAGTTCCTTGGATAGGCACAATGTAATTACCTGCTTCGTCCTTTCGAGAAGCCGAGAAAGTCACAAAGTATGGTTTTTGGTCTTTCTCAAATTCGTAAGAGTAAATAATGTTTACTCCATGCGCTTCTTCTTGCGCTGAGATACTTGTTTTTTGTTGAATGATTTGCATATTGTTTGTTTTTAAATTATACGTTTTAATTTAGGACTATCCTACCCATTGTATATTGGTGACTATACCATTGACTATAGTAAACCGGTGTCCTGATATACTATGTATCCCTGTATATCCTTTTTGTCCTTTTACTCTTACATCTCCTTCTACAATATCAAGAGCTATGTTGCTTGTACGACTTCCTTTTGTGTTTATCTGTAATCCTATATTGTTATCAAAACTTATATTATCTCCTATACTTTCTACTAATATCATAGCGCCCTTTTGTCCTGTCTCTACAGCAACAGATTGCCCCATTATTACTTGTCTATATACGCCGTTTCTGTCTTCATTATCTCTATAGATAATATAAGCAGGTGATATATGGGTATATTTTGTTCCTTTTTTACGAGGATCTATTTGACTAATAGGGACGTTACCATCGGAATAATATACAATCTTGTCGTTTGTTAAATTGAACCCTCCTATCTTTCCACTTGTAGCATTGATTGCTCCTGTAAAACTTCCACTTGTAGCATTGATTGCTCCTGATATATTAGCCTTTGTAGCATACAGCGTGCCATCTTGCATCACCATAAAAGGGGCTTTGTTTCTATCTGTATAATTACTACCTGCCCAAAATCGTATATCATTATTAGCAGCTCCTACACCCGTAATACCTGCTTGAACTCCTAAACTATTCCCAAGTATCATAGTGCCAGTTGCCATAGCATTCCCTGCTGTGTAAGTATCGCTTAGAAAGTTGGTTTTGTTGACTAACTTTGAAACATTGGTATCTGTTCTTTGTCTATTTTGTGTTTCAACAGCTATAAGTGCTCTTGCATTATTGATAGCAATCTGTAAGTCTGTTTGAATGTTAGCTACTTTATTCTCAATATCTTCAGGAGCAGGAGACCAGTCAGTTGGTTTGTTGCCTTTTTCAAGCTTAATAAATCTTGTCCATAGTTTAGATGTAACGTTACCTAATGCACTTCCATTGTTATCAATGCGAATATTTCCCGTTTGGTTAGGATTGTTCCCTGTTGTAAAAGTAAATATTTCTTTTCTCCAAGTTCCATTAGTATTAGGTAATTGCTCTTTTGATTTATGCTGATCTGAACCGGATATAAAGAACAAATCTACACTTCGTAAATCTTGACTCTTGTACTCCAAAGATAATGTATATTGAGTGTTAGGCTCTAATTGACCACCTGCAATTTGGTAAATAATGTATGCTTCAGAAGTACCTCTATACTCTTTATATACCTCATTTTTACTATTGAGGACTAAATTACGACCTCCTATATCTAACTCATTTACCTTTTGCTCGGCAAAGGTTTTAGCTTGTTGTAGGTTTTGCTGAAGTTGTAAGATACGTGCTTGCTGCTCGGCTGTTAGAGCTATTCCTGCTTGTCGATTAGCTTCTGCTATGGCTTGGGCTTTAGTTAATTCTGATTGCGCTCGTGCATAGGCTTCATTTGCATTTTTAGCTATAGCAATAGCTTGCTCGCGGGCTTGTTGTTCTGTTTGTATTAAAGATTCTAAGTCCTCAGGAGCGGGAGACCAATCCGTAGAGATATTTCCTTTTTCAAGTTTAACAAGCCTTGTCCATAGTTTAGAAGTTACATTACCTAAATCACTACCATTGTTATCAATGCGAATATATCCTCTTGGGGACTTATCATTTGTTGTAAAAGTGAATGATTCTTTTTTCCATTCACCATTTGTATTAGATACGTTTTTATTAAGTGCTTGTGAAAAATCATTAGCAATAAAAAACAAATCTACACTTCGTAAATCTTGACTCTTATATTCTAATGTTAGCGTATATTTGGTGTTCTTTTCTAATGTTCCTCCTGCTAATTGATAAATAATATAATCTTCTGAAGTACCTTTATACTCTTTATATCGTTCCTCCTTACTATTGAGAATTAGGTTTCTCCCCCCAACTTGTATATTATTTGTTTGTTCATTAGAGTACTGCTTTAACCTACTCTCCAATGAAAGCAAATCGGGATTAACGAGCTGCTTTATTTCTGTCTTGTTGCCGTCAGTAATACGTAGGTTGGCTTTGATAATGATTTCTTTGTCTAAGAGCAAGATATACTGCTCTCCATTTCCTGAACTGATTTTATTGGTTACCATTTGCCCGCCTGTAATCTCGGTAAATCCATTGAATTGAGCTATTCCTCGTTCGCCATCGTACTCAGAATTGACTGTGGCATATAGGAAGTGGTAAAAGCCTGCTACTTCTTCCATGCCTATCTTGTTCTCTGATAAAACAAACTGAGCGGTCTCAGCTGTTTTGCTCGCTTTGATATATAGGTAATAGGTTTTAGCCTTATCGTCCAACCTGCCTGACACAAAAGAGGAAACATACCAATATTTATAATCAGTTGCGGAGTGGCTTGGCTTAATGTCGGTAGTACCAAGGGTGTAATGTTTGATCCAACCACTGCCAGCATTGATTTGTTTGTTGTTCCTATCAAAGTACAAGGTGTGAGGCACAGTGATAGGGTTGGTCTTATTGGCTACAAAGGCAAATTGTCCTGCCTTATTACCCACCAAAGCCATCATTGTTTGCACCGTGGCAGGAATAATGCTCTTTGTATATTCAGGAAATGCTTCTTCTACCTGCTTGATGGTCTCTAAGGCGTTACGCCAACTTCTTTTAGTCTCGGATATAGCTTTCTTATTCATCTCTCCAAAATACACCTCTTGGTTTTGGAGTTTGCGCATTTCAGAAGCAAAAGAATGCCCTTGTACCTTGTTGGATAGTTCTATTTGTGGGCTATAGGGGTTATTTACATACTCTTTAAGCCCTACAATGCGAATAGCCACGGGGGTACGCTGAAACTCATTATCTGAAAAGTTGATATATCCTCCCATTTTAAGTCGTCCTCCTACATTTGCCCAGTTCTTTTTTGCCCATATTCCGTCCAAATCACCAGTAAAGGTAAATAGGTCTGCTCTATTTTCATACAGATACTTACATGCTTCCTTCATCATCTCCCAGCTTGCTCCTGACTTCGTGGTATTATCACAAATATAGGCAGCAGGTAGGTGCATGTTATACACAGAATAACGATCACCCACAGCGGGTTTAAATATATCATTAGGCATGGTAGTACCATCTTCTTCCTTAGGTACAAGCTGAAAGCGTTTTTTGGTATGGTCGTACTTTGATACTTCAAATTCACGCCCTGATAACATACCACTTTCAAAGTATATTACCATTTTCTCCCCCTTGATTTGGAGGTCTGCAAAGTTCAGCGCTTGAGGTATGGTAGTGTCTGTAAAGTCATAGAAATGTTTGGCTTTATCAACCTCAAAAACAGCTGACACCGTACCTTTGCGACTTGGGTATATATGGGAAAGGTCAAGGCTTTGTTCGTTGATAAAGCCGTTGTTTTGCGCATTCTTGATAGCTATTGATAGTCCTTTGCCGTCTGCAACAAAGGTTACTCCTTCATATACATACTCTTGTGATTTGGGTAGTAATAATTCCTTGTTGCCATACTTGGAGCGGTCAATATTACGTTCTCCTCCTTGTACGTATAAGCGGGTAATGCGACTTTGCTCGGTAGTACGGCTTACACCTGTCTTAAACCCTTTGCCTTTGCCATATTGGAGAGGTAATGGATTATTCTTGAAATATTCTACCTTGTGAAGGTGTATCGTTTTACCTATGATTTCGTATTCTGTCTCAAAGGCTTTGGCGATCATGTCCAACGCTTCCAAGCAGTTATTATGGTTGTAGCTAATCAATTTCTCATTAGCTTCAATTGTGGTGCCTACCTGCCAGCCGCTGTCTATCATATTAAGACAATCTACCAATATTTGTATATGATAGCGAGGAGAGGCTGTGAAAGGAAATTTGAGGGTCTTATCATTTGGATTACGAAACTTGTAATTCTTCAAATTTGCCCCCTCACTGTCCATGGTAAGGGTATATTCAAAGTGTCTGCTGTTATGCTTCACCACTTTAGCAGGCTGATTGAGGGTATAGCGTTCTCCTTGGAACTCACACCATGCTCCAGTAGGTATATCTGTGTAAGTAGATAAGGAAAAGTATAGGTTTAGGGTATGCTCCCCCATAATGGAGCGGTATCGGTAGCTCTCATCGGTGGTGAGAATGTCTATATAAGTACTGTTAAAGTGTAGTTGCATAGTATTAGATAATTGTTAGTTGTAAATCAAACTTGACCCATATAAGAGGGTCGTCAATATAGAGTTCGGTAATTTTGCCGTCTTTATAGATACACTTATAAGATTTCCCTTGATAGCTTAGGGTGCGTTCGCCTGGTCTTACAAGGTCATAGAGTAATGCAAAATAACCCTTAGTAAAATCAGTTATTGGCAAATACATGAAACATTTGAGCGTTGCACTGCGTTCCTGAAAGTATATAGGCACATCAGCGGCTATAAGACCACTCATAGTACTATTTTGAGCTGTATAAGGTGTTTTGGCGTTACCTGCTGTGATAAGCTCTTGTTGTGTCCCCTCCAATAGGGTTATACCATACTGGGTTAGGTTTTTGCTATCAATATAGGCTTCTACATTATGAGCGGTTAGCGTTGGTGCTTGATAAGTATATCCTTGTAAGGGCAAATCATCGGAAAGACGAATATCAGCTGTTACATAACCTCCACTGACTTGGGTTTTGCTAAGACCAACCAATCGCAAGCGGTAGGTTAGGTTGATAAAGTCAAAGGTATAATTAGCATAGGCACGAACTGAAAGGAGCGTTACCAAATTGGGATATAGACTTTTAGGTAATAACAGTTGTAGGGTAATTTCCTTAGCAGATAGCTGCGGAGCTGAAAGGTCATATTCCGAGCTGCTTTCCTCTGCCCAGTCATTTTTATTCAAAGACTTCAAGGCTGGATAGGATAGCAAGCTCGCTAAAGAACCCTCTACCAACTTAGCATGTAAGGTCTGTATGTCTATGTTATTAATTTTCATTAGGTGTTAGGGGTCAGTCATTAGTCATTAATAAAATATTCCTGTTAGGTCTTTTCTCTTACGGTTTTGTCCTAATATTTCTTCTAAGAATACGTACCTTGTGGCATCGATTGCGTGGTTAAAGGCGTCAATAGGTACATTGAGGAAAGCACCACTTTTATCCTGTGCATAGGTGTAATTCTTGAACTCTTTGATGATGTTCTCACTCCTTTGGGTGATACATATTTCATACTCTAACATCTTGGTAAGCCCTTCCATAACCGAGCCTTGTCCTTTGGTTACTGCGGTGATGTTATAGCCTGCATTCTTTATTTCCTTCACTAATCGAGGGTCAGCACTCTCGGATATAATCTTATAGGAACGGTGCTGCTGAAGGGCTTGGATAATATCGCTGGTGAGCATTTGCGTTTGATAGCATATTTCATCAATATATACCTTATCGTCTAAAAAAGCTACCTCCACGATAGCGGTAGGGTCGTGAGTAAAACCAAAGTCGAGACCTAAGTAACGTTTCTTTGCCCAAATAGGTATATCCTCCACAATGGTAACTTTTTCAAAGATAAGCCCCTCGATCATTGCCTGCTGTCCTAATCCATATACCTGCCACAAGGAGCGGTTTTTGTGCTGCAAACTCTCTATCTCGTCAATAATCGTTTGCTCTAAGAATGGGTTATCCTTATAGGTGGATATAAAGTGATAGGTACGAGGGTCTTTATTCAGCTCGCAAAGCCAATGGTCATCAGAGAAGGAGGGGTTATAATCCACAATAGAGAATTGAGTGGTACGCATTTTCAGCTGTTGGAACTCGATAAACTTGAGTTCGTTGGCTTCATTTACATACAATACATCACGCTTGCGCCCTCGTAACTTTTGCTCACTATCTGTGGAAAAGAACTCCACCCATGAACCATTGGCAAAGGTGTATATCATTTCAGACTTATTGATACTATCTTCATCGAATACATTTAGTTTATACAATATCTCCTTGAAATCGACAAATACAGAGCCTTTGAGAGCAGGCAGGGTAGCTCGGACAATCGAAAGGCGTGTCTTAGGACGTGATAAGCAATAGACAATAAGCCAAATCAGAATATTATAGGTTTTGGAACTACGGCTACTACCTTGCGCTGATACAGTAGTATATCCTTGCTTAATTGCATTATCTACTTTCGTATATATGTTAGTTGTCTGTATTATCATCGGTTCGTACTTGTTCTCGCTTGTCTATTACTTCAATGGTGATCCCTTGAGATAGTGGGCTGCCAGCGGTGGTGATGTCCAGTTTATCAATTACTCCGTCTTCAACACGGAAAGTGGATAGAATTGTTTGCATGGCAGTCATACGAGTGCGATAATCAACTGGCACTTCACGGAATTTTCCTTGTATTACAGTGCCTTCTTCGTCTGTTATAGGCTCTTTGATAATTCCTGCCATAGCGATAAGGGTCATTGTATTGGATACCTCATTAAATACCCTCGCTCTATGTGCCTTTTGTACCTCTAATAGTTCAGGATTTTTGCGAATACGACTATATACAGACACGTATGTAACGCCAAGTATCTCAGCCGCTTTGGTAGGTTGTCCATTGGCTTTGATAAGGGCTTTCTTTAATTGTTCATCTGTATATGTTTTTTCCTTTGCCATTATATTAATTTATATAAATCATTAGGTTCAGTCTATTCGCTCTATACTATTAGAAAATTCCTCTCCAATAATCATTTTTTCGTAAGGATCATAACCCATACGTATCATAAAAGCCTCTTTGTGTTTAGGGTTTTGAAACTTGACCACCACATAAGATAACATACCTCCGTCCTTGTCTGGATTATTGGTGTTACTGATACGGTCTTTTACTTTCTGTATTTCGTTGTGTCGTGCGATTTGGTTCTCAGGAGTATCCTCATAGAAATTTACAGAGCGGTCAATATTGCGATTTTCCTCACTCTCTTTGGTAGCCTCGTCAATGGCTTGTAGTGCTTCATCTTCTTCTGTGTTTTTTGACCATTGTTGAGTTGTGGAAGTGTCATCAAAGGAATAAGACGAATAATCATCTACACTTACACTATACATAGAAACATCAAAATCAGTTAATCCTGCTTCTTGGTAGTTATCAAGGTCAGGGACTAAAGCACGCATCAGGTCATCATCTAAGGGTGTTTGGCTTTTGGTGTGCCATATATTACGAGCTTTTTCTGTTTTAAGGTCAAACTCGGCAACTTCCACTTTGATAGGATAATCTGTTTCAGGAGTGCCGTTATACTTGTGATATAGGTCATGTGCCATTACCCGCTTGTGTCCATCAATAAGATTACCTGTTACTTTATTCCAAACAATGCCACCATAGAAACCATTCTTTTTAAGGTCTTTTAAGATTGCTTTTACCTGCTCGTCTGTGTGCTTCTTTGGGTTATATGGAGCAAAGTGTATTTGTGATCTGTTTATGGTTTGTGTTTCTGATTGCTTAAACTCTTTCATTGGTTTGTGTTTTTTTGAGGTTCTTGATGTAGGGCTACTTCAGCATAAGGAAACTCTTGGAGTATCTTTTTTAGGTCATTAGGGTAGTACTTTTGAAGGAATGATAAGGTCTCATAATCTAACCCTACCCCTTGACTTACAGATTTAGCTACATATACCATTGGTTTGATAAGGTTACGATTAGCTATGTACTGTAATACTTCTTTGTTTGTCCATAATGCTAATGGATATACCATACCTTTAGGAGAGGTGAAAGTAGGCGCCCACATTTTAAGGCGCATGCGTTTCATAAAACCATCTACGCCTTTCATTCCTGAAAAGGCATATTGTGAGTTGCATTCTTGCATTACAGATTGTTCAATCTCACCTATTTTACGTACTTTTGTATCAGGTTCTTCATCACAGAAAAAGCCGTTTTTCTTGATAACATCTAACATTAGATGTGGAATTTGACGTACTTCTACATTGGGATATTTCTTTATAGCCCAGTCTATGTATATCTGTATATGCTCTAAGTCTTTGACAAGGTACATAAAATAGCATATTACCTTTTTAAAGCGAGGTGCGAGCATATCAAGCAGTGCGATGCTGTCTTTGCCCCCTGCCGAATAGAATAATACAGCCGTATCCGTTTGGGTACGGATAGACTGTATTATTGCTTGTGTTTGTGCGAATTTAGACATAATGTTATCCTCGCCCTCCTTTAGCGGTTGCTACGTCTTTGTTTGCCGGCTTCTTCTTTCTGAAGAGATTACTTACTCTTGTTCTCACATTGTTGTAAGTGTTTCTAATACGATTTGCAATTCTTTTAAACATAATTTGTTGGTTTTTAAAATATTAATATATTAATAAAAAGAGGTTGCAAGCGTTTTTTTAACTACTTG